GCCAGACACCGAAAGCTCCTCTTCTGCGGACGGCTATTTGCGTCCTAACAAGATCGAATCAGGCAAGCCTGCTGTTTTTGCTCTGCTTGAAGAGGATCCTCTTGAGTATTGGCTGGTCTGGGGCACCCCTAAAGAGGGTGGCAACAACAAGCCTTTTCGATTCCTTGAAAAGCCCTCTGATGAGGACATTGAGTTGGAATTGGGGCGGGACTTTACCCGTGCGTTGAATTACGACAAGACTGCTGAGGACAAGGCATATAAGTGCCTGACTTGGGCGGTTTACAACTGGGAAGAGAAGCGCGTGCAAGTGCTTGAGGTTACTCAGATCTCAATCTCTCGTCAGTTTGTCAAATATGGTCTGCACAAGACCTATAGCAAGAACCTTCTGGACTGGGATTTCCAGATGGAGAAAGGCAATGTTGGCGGTAAGACCAAGTATGACCTGATGGTGATTCCTCGTGATGAGGATGAGCATGATGACATTCAGATGGCAAAGGATTGGAAGGCTGCTCAAAAGGCAGGTTTCGACCTGAATCGTCTGATCACTGGTGGCGATCCATTCAAAGAAGCTTGAGCTTGTCTCAATCGCTATCTTTGCTGGTCATTGACAGTTAAATCACAAAAGGAGGGCTGCGGCCCTCTTTAATCGTCAGGAATATGGAGTTCATCGTGGCAGCCATGCAAAAGTAATTTGGAGCGGGGGCCTTGCGCCCCCTTCCTTTGCATGTAGATTAGTCTCGGGTAGATGCGTCTATGGAACCGCCCAAGACAGTTACGACATTCATGGAAGACGGTTGTGTCTCAGTGACTGTCGGTCATTTGACTGGTGTGGTTTCTAGCGCTCATCTCGTGGAGCCCAAAGAAAATCAGCTCCGTCAAAGGTGGCTGGAAGAAAACGCCATTCATGACGACTGATACACAAGACGCTTTAGCTTCACTGCGCCGATGGCAGTTGGAGCAAGACAACACAGGCAGATTCCGTGTTTACAGGGATCAACATGGGCAGATATATCACTCTGTCACCCATATCCTGAAGAACACTGCCCCTCAATCACAGAAGGATGCTTTGGAGCGCTGGTCACAACGTGCTGGCAGTGGTTTGGAGCGTGACATTGCTTGTGACCGTGGGACCATTGCTCATGAGCATTGCGAGTATGTACTCAAGACCGCAGCAAAGTTGGCTCGACAGAGCGCTAACAAGAAGGGTTCATGGAAGGTCTGGGATGATGGATTGGCTCGCCCTCCAAAGGCAGTTACCAACTGGGCACTCAAGAAAGCGGAAGAAGGCTCGCCCAAGGTTCCATGGCCAGCCCGTGAGTACGCCAGAGGTTTATCCGACTGGTTGGTAAGCGGAAGCGTAACGGCGATTCATGCCAGCGAGTTCAGCGTTAGCAGTGATGAAGGTTTTGCTGGAACGGCTGATGCGCTGATCGACACGGCATTGGGTTTAACGATCTGCGACTTCAAGACGACAAGTCGAGAGACTGACAAGCCAGAGGCATGGCTGCAGGACCACCAGGACCAACTTGGTGCTTACAGTCTTGGTTTGCGTGAACGAGCTGGGATCCGGGTTAATGCTGGAGCGGTAGTTATTGCGAAGCCAAACGGCAATGTCCAGTTGCGGATGCTGAGCGAGCTTGAGATGAGGGGATGCGAAGCTCGATGGACCGAGCGGAACAACTTGTATAAGGAGATGTTGTTGAGCGGAGAGGTTATGTAGTGGAGGAAGCGTTAGAGCTTATATATCGGGGTCAATGCAACGTGGCGGTAAAGGCAAAAGAAATAGGCGTCTCAACTGAAGAGCTGAAACGCCTGTTTCGGGATTATGCGGTCAAGCGCCCCATTGATGAGGATGTTTGGCGCGGAGACGTGGAACTAGGTTGGCCCTGGGTCTAAGCACTCTTCCATAGCCCGTCGTTCGTAGTAACGCTTTAGGCGTAGGCAATCATTGGCGCGGACGAAGTTACCCCATTCTTCAAAGATGACTGCCCGAGCTGCTTCATAACGGATAGCAGTGGGCAGGAGGTCTGTTGGAACGCGGGAGCCTTCAGGGGAATAACGGTTGCCATTAAGTTTGGTGCTCATAGCGGAGGTTCTCCACCGAAGTCATCCCAAAGGTGTTGGGGCGTTGGGTCAAAGTCAAGTTCATTCTCCAGCTGGGGAATGATTTCATCCTCCAAGAGAGAACGCATGGAGTGAGTCAAGTGTTCATCCATCTGATGACGCTTGTCCTCACGTTCAATGACAGCTTTGAGATCTTTGAGGATCAGCTCGACTTGCTTGAGTTCGTTCACCATTCGACTTCCTGAATAAGTTGGTTGAGGGTTTTGAGAGATTGGAGACTGGAGAGCTGGCGTTGACCATCGCTGAGACCCTTCTGTAAGGCCTCAGGGTCAGCGGTACGCACAACCTGCTCCATTTCTTGCTGAACAAGCTTGAAGCAGAACTCAATGCGCTCTGCGGGGTTATACCCCAGGTGGTTTGACGCTCTGGACTTCTGACTGCCAAGGATGAGGCAGAGCAGTTGATTGATGGAGCGGTTGCAGTCTTGACGTGAAATCATTTGAGGTTGCGGTTACGTTCAGCAGCGTCAGGGATCGAGTTGTAATAGTCGTCCCACTCGGCTTGGCGTTGGCGTTCTTCAATCTCTTCATCAGAGAGAGGCGGCCAAGGATCTTTGTACTCGGACGGCAGAAGGTCGTCGATGTCGTCGTAGCGGATGGTCATTTGGATTCCTCCTTGGGTTTGGTTTGGTCTTCTTTGTTTTGGAGCGATTCCCACTTGAGCTTGAGAGTGTCGTACTGCTTGCCGTACTCAAGGCCAAGAGCGGTCCACGCTTGTTCACTGGAGCGTGCAGCTTTGTTATGAGCCGCAGCTTCAGCGGCTTTGTCAAAGGCTTGCTGCCTCAAGGACTTCATGACATCAGCTTGATCATCTACAGCGAGTTCAGGGTGAAAGCCGTAGATCTTGTGCATGGTGTCGTCATCAGACTCACTTGAGCACTGCCAATGCACAATGCTGTCTTCAATCTTTTCAGCACAAGCTTGATAGGCAAAGGACATGCGAAGAGTGGTCCGAGCTTGGCGGTCAGACTCTTCGTACTCCTTGCGTAGCTTCTCGCGTTTCTCATCAAGTTCGATGCGTTCGGGCTGTTGCTTAAGCCACTGCCAAAATTCGTTAGCCATTGGTTTGATGATGATTGGAGCGGTGTGAGACAAACGTCTCAGAACTTTTGAGACAGGCCACCCATACGGGCAAGCCTTTCGTATTCACGGACAAGACGAGAGAAGTCTTGAACGTTGCCGTCGCTGTAAGCGTCAATGAGCATCTGGCGGGTCATGCGCATCAGAGCGTCACGATCTTCCAGGCTGATCATTGGGACGGGATCAGCTTCGATTGTGAGGTCTTCAAGCTCACGGGACTGGTCTGCCTCATCCACGTCACGGTAAGCAGTGGCGCGGCTGAGGTTGTACTTGCGTTGAAGCGTTGCCGATATATCGGCTTTGCGGAAGCCAAGGTCTAGGAGACGCTTGGCGTGCTGCTGATGGGCTTCCTTCTGTTCATTGGAACGTTTCATAGGATGATGTTGATGGAGCGGAGCGGGCTTGGCCTTGACTCCACTTGTAGAATCTTACAGGATTAATCCATTCAAGGCAACGAATCCATTCATGACTCAGCCAACTAAGACCATTCACTTCTGCCCTGATGAATGGGCTCTCCTCCTAGAGGCGCTTCACGTCTACAAGGACACCAATGATGGCCGTCGAGTTGCTGGCCGCCTCAACTGGGTCAGAGCCAAGCTTGAAGACTGTCGCGCTGAAAACTGCCTGATCAAGCTCAGCGCATAAAAAAAGGCCCCTATATGGGGGCCTCATCCTCTAGTTCTTCAGGCTTAGGAAAGTCTCCGCCCCAATACTGGAATTCCTCCCAAAGGTATCGGGCGTGCTTTCTACCTTCCGGTGTTGTTGGATCGTATCCATTCAACCGGGCCAATTCGTCAAACGTAATCATGATGAAAAAGACCCGGCGGTTAGGCCGGGTTACTGATTGGTGCGGTAGAAGCGATGAAATAGTAATGATCATGATCGAAGCCGCAAGCGACTAAGACCATCTCCATTTCAGGATGTTGCCAAGTTCTGCACAGCTCAAGCGCTGCGGCCTTGGCGTTCTCCATCGCGTCAAGTTCTCGATCCCAGGGGATCGTCACGCGTTGGGTTCGCTCGCTGTCTCGCTTGTGAACCGCTGTGATCCTGGAGTCTCTGTGATTAGTAGGCCCCAAGAACTTGGTGCGGATCAATGGTCCCTGTAACAGTTGCATTGAGTCACTCCGCGTCGTAACCGTCGAACCACTCGCCATCCTTCCGGGTGTCGGGATGTTTGCAGTGCGCTTGAGCCTGTTCAAGAGTCAAACCGCGCCGAATAACGCGGCGGCCCTTGTTTAGGTGTGGAGCGTAGAAACGAATGATGGAATAAGTTTGCATGATTAAAAAAAGCGCCCGGATTACTCCGGGACGCTGCGAAAATCAATGTAAGCGTGAGGAAAGCGCTCCGATAGTTCGTCGAGCTTGTCGTCAGCCTCTGCTTTTGTTGGGACGGTAGCTAGAACCTTGCGGCCTGAGATCTCGTCCCAACTCCACATAAACACTTCAAAAGGCATCGGTGACTGTCTCCAGCTTGTGGGGATGTTGCGGGCGTAAACGTTGAGATAAGGCCAGAAGCTCGTAAGCTCTCGCCTTATCAACGGGTCCGCCGTAAGTTACCCAGCCGAGGCCCCCACATTGAGGGACCCCGCGCCAGACTTGCATCAGATAAGCCATTAGCGGATCACCCGGACATAAGACTGGGTGCCGCTGTGGCTCTGGAGCGTCATGCTGTTGACTGCTGCAACAGCGAAGCCACCGGCTGCCACATAGGCAGCCAGCAGAGACAGAAAGGATTTCACTTTGAAGCCTCCGCCTTAGCGTCAGCCTCACGGTTCAGATCGGTCAGCATCGTGATGATGCGATCGCGATCCCAGCGTGTCAGTCGGTCGGTGAGATACTTCTCAACCGCTTCTGTCACAGCACCATAGGGAAGCTCAAGCGTCACAGTGTCGCCGGATGTTTGGCACGTTGCCTCGATCCGTCCACCGCTGATTTCCACACGACCGGTTGTGATCGTGTGAATCGTTTGCGTTTTCGTTTCCATTAGTTGGATTCGTAGGGTTGGCTTTTGCTCTTTGCTGATAGCGGCGCCCGTGGGCGCTTAATCGCTGGGAACAGCTGTGGGCGTTGCTGGGGTTGACCCAGGCCAGCCGCTGAATCCAGCGAATCGCGATCAGACTTTATGAAGTGAGCGCTGCCCACGTTGTCGAGGTTCTGGTGCGGGACTGCTTCCCCGCCTTGCTTTGTATTGTACCACAGAAGTGGTATTACTTACCAACGCTGGCTGAGTGAGGCTAACCTCCTCCTCCTTTGTTGATACTACTATCTTACTACACGAATAGACATTGACAGGGGGTAGTGTTGCAGTTCTACACGTGGCACACCGCCCGCCTCGGAACCTGAACATATTTCTGCGCAACAGCACTCGTGTAATAAAAAAGCCCCCTTAGGTGGGGGCAGGGGTCTGAAGTTGTGAGCGTGGGGATCAGTCGCCCTTATCTTCAATGGAGATTTTTAGTTCAGGTGCCTGGATGTTGACTGTCTCAACGGATTCACCGATAACACGTCCAATGGAGTCGAGCACCTGGCTGGCGGTCTGCAGTTGCCCCTTCTTCAAGGCTTGATGGAACAGTTTGGTGCGCATGTGCTGCAAACGTGACAGCATTTTGTCGCGGTCACGCTGCCAGTCTTCTTCGTTCCATTCTTGAATGGCTGACCAATCGCGCCAAGCGGTAGCGATTCCGATCTGTTCTTTTTCGGCGTGATCGTAAACAAGCGCCCGAGCGGACAAACCGTCTAGCTGGCGTTTGTATAAACGTCGCCTACGGGCCTCTATAACAGCATCAGGCGAGCGTCCGGGATTCATTGCATATTTGACTGCTGTTCTTTGATGTTACCCCGTGCTGAAGCCATTTGAAGGGGGGTAGGGGTTGAAAACCTGTGTAATGTACTAGGCATGAGCGTAAAATCCGAGCCAGTCAGCCTTCGATGGGCACAAGGCCAAGTTTTTTCGAGCGACAAACGGTTCCGCGTTTTAGTTGCCGGTCGTCGATTCGGCAAATCGTACCTTTCGTGCGTTGAGCTGTTACGTGGAGCGCTCAACCGACCTGGCGAAACCTTTTTTTATTGCGCCCCGACTTATCGGATGGCCAAAGATATTGCGTGGAGAGCGTTAAAAAAGCTAGTTCCAAAGGTCTGGATCAAGACCAAGAACGAAACAGACCTACGAATCGAGCTAATTAACGGTTCAACAATCGAATTGAAGGGCACTGAGAACGCAATGGCGTTGCGGGGCCGGAGTTTGTCGGGCGTAGTGCTTGATGAAGCGGCATTTATGGATTCAGAGGTCTGGTTTGAGGTGATCAGGCCTGCTTTAGCGGATAAAGAGGGCTGGGCGTTGTTTATTTCGACGCCAGACGGTACAGCTAGCTGGTTTTATGACTTGTGGTGCTATGTCCCAGACGACGAAACAGGAGAGTGGCAACGATGGAGCTATACAACGATTGAAGGCGGAAACGTCAGTAAGCACGAGGTCGAAGCAGCCCGCGCTCAACTTGATACGCGCACGTTCCGCCAGGAATTCGAAGCGTCCTTCGAGAACCTGACTGGTTTGGTGGCCATCAGCTTTTCAGATGACAACATTTCAGCGGACGCCAAGGATATTTCGATTCAGCCATTGCTGTTGGGCGTTGACTTCAACGTGGATCCAATGAGTGGCATCTGTGCAGTCAAGGACCAGAACACGTTGTACGTGTTTGACGAGATCATGCTGACGGGAGGGGCCACCACTTGGGATTTTGCTGATGAAGTGACCCGTAGATACGGTGTGGATCGCAGAGTTATTGCATGTCCTGACCCTACGGGCGGTGCAAGGAAAACTAGCGGTGTGGGCGTAACGGACCACGCAATCCTCAGGCGCAGTGGCTTCACAGTTCAAAGCCCTAGATCACCGTGGAAGATCCGCGACAAGATCACAGCGGTCAATACTGGCCTAATGGATGCTTCTGGAGCGCGACGGGTCAAGATTCATCCGAGGTGCAAAGAGCTGATCAAGTCGTTGCGGACGTTGACTTACGCTCCAGGCACTGGACTTCCCAACAAAAATCTGGGAGTGGACCACGCTTTTGATGCTTTCGGGTATCTTGTGCTTCAGCAGTTCAACTTGGCCAAGCCTGAGGCCATGGGAACTACGTCATACCGCTTGTATTGAGGATGTTTCGTCCACTCAACGCGCCTTGTTGTCCGAAATGTGGGTCAGAGGAATCAAAGGTGATGGGGCGTTATACGTCACAGGACAATGATTGTGTGCGTGAGCGGCGTTGTTTGGAGTGCGATCACCGCTGGAAGACGTTGCAATCGCCTGAGGAAGAGCTTCATCCGTCAGTGCAGGTGCGATTTTTCCGCTGGAACTCGCCTAGCGGTAGAAAGCGGCGTGTAACGCTGGAATACGGGTCTAAAGCTGTTTAGGATGCGTTTATTGTTATCGGTTTACTGGTATGGCCGCCAAGAAAAGCGCTGCAATGAAGCGGTGTGAGGGCTACATGAAAGCCGTTCGTAAGGGCAAAAAGAAGGCTAGTAAGAAGAAAAAG